CAATAATTCCATACTCACTATCACCAATAACAAAGGGGAAGCCAAAGGTAGCGCCCTCAGTAAAATAGACTGTGAGATTAGGAGTTATCGGATAGGTCATTACCAAGCCAAGTTCTGAGCGTTGCGGTATAGGCCGATAGGGTTTCCGTTAGCGGATGAATTCTGAGCTGCAAAGGTAACCGCATCTACTAGCTTTTGCGCGTTTTCGGTAATCTGGACAACGACTGGCGTTTGATTCATTGAAATACGTTTTTCGTGGTTATCCCAGAAATTGTTAAGCGCTGCGTTTGCTGCATCTATCGAAGCATTGCTACTAATTTCGCTAATTGGCTTGGCGTAAGGCGCTGAGATATATGGCGGCGTTCCGCTAAGTGCTGATCCGCTACTGCTCACGCTTGCAGTTCCAGTCTTACCTACGCTAAGGGCTGCCATGCGCTTTTGCATTTCTTCAATTAGGCGTAAAGCAGCTTCAAGATTAGATAAATTGATTAGGTCTTTATTCATGCCTAAAGCATCAAAGCTAACTTTAATTTTATCCAGCAAACCTGCTTGGCTTTGCATAACGCTAAACTGGCTAAGTAAGCCGTTAAGCAAGGTAGTTGCTGCGGTAATCTTTGCAGTGTCTTTTGAGGCAATAGCATCTTCTAGGCTAAAGATTGCTTGCTTGATTTCTAAGCGCTTACGCTCATTGTCGGTAAGAGTAGCAGTAGCCATAGCCGCTGCAATGTTAATTCGCTCTAAATCAAATACATTTTCCGCTTGGCCAAGAGCCACGTTTGCTTTGTCTAAAGCTACTTGGGCTTTCTTTTCAGCGGTCTGTTTTGCCAAAGTCTTTGCTTTAGCGTTCTCAATAGCCAATAACTTTTTAGCAGCATTTTGCTCGACTTGGCGCTCTTTCATTATTTGAGCGTTACGGGTGCGCCATGCTGCAGGGCTACCTAAATTAGCGCCTTTTGTTACTGCAGATGGTTGATTCAAGAAAGCGCGGCCAAAAGCGGCAACAGGGTTGGCAAACCATTCCGCTGCTGCTAGGATATTGCCATTACGGATAACATCGGCAAGGCCTAAACTAAAGCGTTCAATTTTCTGATTAGCTGCATCAAGGTTGCCGTTACCTGCTAAATCGCCAAAGGCATCAACTAAGCCAGAGCCGATATTCTCTTTCGCATTACCTACGGCAACATTAAACTTATCAATTTTAATCTGGGTAGTGTTAAGAGCCGCATCGAACTGCGAATTATAAGTAGCGGCAACTTTTTGCAACACTTGGTCAAAGCTTAAAGCTGCAAGTTCAGCATTGGTCAAACCTAGATTAAATTGCTTTAATCCTTTTACGTTTCCGACATAGGCTTGAGTTAGAGCCTGAGCTGCTTCTTCGGTGCTCATAAGGCCAGACATAGAAACCTTAATAGATGCGCTTAAAATCTTTTGCGCTTTAGTAATAGATCCAGTCTGAGTAATTAACTTCTGAAAGGCTGGCTGAAGTTCTTCTCTAGCAATGCCCGTAAGGCGCTCTAAGTCCTCGATATAGGCGTTAGCATCGCCAGCTCTAAAGGCTAACCCTAAACTCTTAACTGTGGCTGTTAAAGAGGCTACTTGGCGTTCTTCGTTAGCAAAAGCACGGACAGATTCAGCACCAAAGCGAGCAATAGCGGCTGCTGAGAAAGTAACGCCAAAGGCAGCGCCTAAGCGCTTGGTTGATTTGTAAAGCTTATCTACCGCAGTATCGGCTTTCTTAAATGCGCCTATGCCTACGAAGTCAGCGGCAATGCGAATAGCAATATCTGAAAAATTAGCCATAGCTACACTTTCTTTACTGTCTTAAATCGGCTGCCTGTCTGGCGGTGAAATTCTGTAATCGTTCTATCAACTACGCCCAAAATGTTGCCGTTAATCTTGCCCTCATCTTGACCCCACGCTTTAAAGATTAAACGACCATTCATGCGGCGGCGGCCAGATGCGCCTTTGCGGTTTTTAGATTGCACCTTATACAAAGGCTCTAAAGCATCAATAAATTGCTTACCAGCGTTAGGGTTTGCAGATTGAGAATACTTGCGAGAGCTATCGCCCTTAGCTGCTTGCTTACGCCCGTTAGGACTTTTACGGCCAGCGGTTTCAATAATAGATCCAGTGGTGCTTTGATTTAACACTTGGGCTGCGTAAGAGAATCCTCTGCGGTTAGGCTTTGTAGGTTCGGTTGAAGATTTAATACCTGCTTTAATTTCAGCTGAATTATAAAAAGGAAATCTACCTTTTTTCTGTTGAGAATATAAAGCCCAAGTGCTTAAAGGTGCTTCTGCTGGCACATAGCCTTTAGCCTTATTAACCACTGGTCGCAACGCGTATTCCATATACGCTTCCAAGTTGTTAGCAAGGTCAGGCGTGAATTTTTGCATGGCTTTACGAAGTTCGACCGCCCCGTCTAGCTCTGCGCTTGCCATCTTCGTATGCCTTTGCCTTGTCTTTATAAACCTGAACTATTGCTTCTAGCATCCTCGCATCTAGTTGTAATAGATGTTGAGGCGCAACCCCCATTTCTACCGCTAACCTAGCGATAAAAAAGGTGAGGGAGTTGCGTTCTACCCTAAAGGGTCGCTCTCTAGCACCTCTACCGATCTTAAAGTTTCGATAAAGTCAATGCCAAAGGGTTTGACTGTTTCACCCGAACGTCTGATACATTCCCAAGCTAACCAATAGACATCTGATTGCTTTTCATCTTCGCGAAACGCTTTATGAAAGCCTTTGCCCTTAGTCTGCTCAAATGCGTATTCAACCGCTGGAGTTACCTCTAGTTCGATTGATGTTCCATCTGTTCTAGTTATCTTGAGTTTTGCCATAGCCCTATCTTTCTGTTAGAACGTTCCTGTTTCAGTTTTTGTTACTACACCTGATACGTCAAATGTTACACTCTGGGTAGATAAATCTCCCACTGCGCCATTAATCGGAGTAATGTTGTTAATAAACACTAGGCCAGTAAAAAATGGGTTTGCTGCTGAGCCAGCCGCAGTTGAATCGTTTGCTACCTTAAAATAAGCATTTGTTCCTAGCAAAGTGTTAAGTGTCTGCAAAACTGCTGATGCCGCGTTATCGTTAATAAATTCGATAGTTAGAGATGATGCTTCCAAACCTTTTGTATAACGATGGCCAAGATCGCCCATTGCTGTAATTTCGATAGCATCATAAGCGCGGTTCAATGTAAAGCTTGTGCAATATGCACTTAGGTCAATGTTTGCTGGATCTGATGAGCCTAGCTTAACGCCAACCTTATTGTTAATAAATGCAGCCATTATTCTTCCTCTTTCTTAGTCGGTGTTGCTGGCTTTGGTTCTTTCTTTACTGCTTCTGGCTCTACCTGACCAATTTTAATCAGGAAAGCCGCATTTGATTCATCGGTCATTTTAACTCCATGTGGTTAGAATTGATATTGCCATTTCTGCGGTGAGTAAATCACCTGATTGAAGATTCATTACAGTTGGTTCTGAAATGCTTTCAACCTTAACTCTTAATGACGATGCCGCTAATAGATTAAAGACTCCAAGCATGATGTCCTCAAGACCAGCTAAGTTTCCTTGATTGTCTAGCATTGGCACAGTCATTAAAATTCTAAAGTTAGCCATAGCGCTAACAGAGTTATATTGATTATTTTGCATCTCTAAAGCTGGCGATGCGTAGCCCACAATTACGGAATTGGGCAAAGTGTTTGCAGGTGGATACGCAAAGGTTTGCCATTTTGTATTATCAGTTAAAGCGGTTGCGATTGTGGTTCGCAGTGTGGTTAATACGTTAGGCATTAGCCCACCATAGAGTTAGGGTCGAGCGCGTGAGCGATAAGGCCTCGAACGCGAGCTAAAAGGCTATTGCCCATTCTGTAAGGGGATGGAGTAAAGTCAGGAGAAGTGCCGCCTGTTGATGAAACTTGGCGTGCTTGCCAAATATCCACAGAGATTAAAAGCGCTGCCTCTTGCACGGCCATATCGGCAGTCCAGTCAGTATATTGGCTAGCTGCGACAGTCGCATAAGGCGCGTAAGGATGATAAGGCGTATCGGTTAAATGGTCAGTAGTAAAAGAGATTGAATAATCGCCTACTTCGGTGATTGTCTGGCTTCCGTTGTAGTGAGCGCCGCCGTTAGACACTGTAATAGTCTGACCGATATAAAAAACTTTACGAACATCTTCTTGAAACCAAAGAGTTCCGACTGTGCCAGTATTTGCGTGAGCAATAGCGTAATACTTGTTAGACCAAAGCATAGGAAGAAGCACGGCATCGGCAGCATCGCAAACTTGCTGCAAAGTTGCATCGTTATAAAGCGTGCCAACTCCAAGAGTTGTGCGTAATTCGCTAACTGTGCAAAGACTCATCTCTTCCTTTCTTATGACCGATGAGAGGCGGTAGGGCTAACCGCCCCTCTCGGCATCTAATAACTAACTGATTAGGTTAGGTTGAACTTGCGAACGCCCTTACCTGACTTAGCAACGTATAGAGCTAAGTAGCCGTAAAGTGCGATTTCAACTTCGCCAGATGTTAGAACATTAACGCGAAGCTGAGTTGTTGGTGATTCCCACGCATAGACAGAGCTTGGTGCGATTAGGAACATTGAATCATCTACAACGCCTGAAGCGGTGATGTTGTGATCCACGATTAGGTCTGTGCCTAGAACTCCACCGCGAACTGAAGAAGCTACTGCTACGCCACTCGCGTTGTAAGTTGGGCCTTGAGCTGAGTAAAGAGCGCGGCCTGTGGTGTCTGCGTATCCTGCAATAGCTGCCCACTGGTCGGTGCTTGCTACTAGCTTGTTAGCGAAATCGCCACCAGTTCCCTTGTAAGCTGCTGCGCCTTCAGTTGCAATAAATGACTGTAAGCCAGCTGCGGTTGCTGCTACTGAAGTAGCTGCTGTTCCAGATGAAATAAGTTCAGCAATAAGAGCTGCATCTGTAGCCTTTTCGTAAGATTTTCTTAACTCGACCATCATCAGGTCCATAAATGCGGGACTTGATCGGTCGATGAGTTCCCAGCTAACTCGCTGCAAACCTGCGAACTTGTTTACTGTTACTGTGTCGTAGCTTGAGGTCATGCCTGTTTCTGATGGTGCTGAACCCTCGTTGGTGTCTGCAACTGTTGGTGCAGTGTTAGGTGTTGCATTATTAACATACATGCGAGGCACGGTGAAAGACATACCGCTTTCTGTAAGTGCCTGACGTGTTACCGCATCAAACGCTGGACGGCCAGTGAAAGTGTCGGTGATAAAGGTCTGTAGGTGTGGTGCAAGTGTTAGACCAGTGTTTGTTGATGTTGAATCGTCAGCAGCGCGAACGATGCGGCGTGCCTCATCATCTCCCATTGCTGCCTTGATGTTCGCAGATAGATATTCTGCGCCTGTAAGTGGCTTTACGCGTTCGTTAGCGTAAATCT